ACAACATGTGGGAGCACCCAGAGCACGTTATCGTGCCTTATAAGGATGCTTCTGGCGTTATGCACATGATTAGATACTGCAGGGAGGTTGTAGATCGTGATGTTCTGCGCAAGAGGAGCGCCATCTACGTATACAAATACCAACCGGACGAGGCATGAACGGGAAAGGATCATCCCCCAGACCATTTTCGGTCTCCCGGAAGGACTACGAGGCCAGTTGGACTCGAATATTTGGGGACAGCAGCAACAAAGAGGACAAGAACGATGGGATACATCGAAAGGATCAGCGAAGCACTGCGCGACGCAAGCCAAAAAGAGCGACTTGAGGTCGCTACATGGCTGGTTCTGGAAACCCTTGACCGGCCACAGCCCGGAATGACCGAAGGATACCACCGATTGGACGTTATTACGCGTTTTTGCGGCGATGTAATGACCGCTGCGCGGGGCTACTTGGGCAGATACGGCAACGACGGCTACCCAAACAAGTAAATATGGCTGATACAATCGTCCGGAGGCTAAGAACACCACCTTTTGATGGCTCCGCGATAGAATATGCTGTATACCAGCAGCATGAGGCGGATCGCTTGGACATAACCTACCACGAAGACTACCGTGCGGCCGAGCCGGGGGACTGGATCCTGACCTCTGACGGATGGGTGGGCGAGCTACTTATTAGGAAAGAGTCGATGACACATCGGCCAAGCAACGGCATGCTGGTCGACCTGACCTTTTCGTTCGCAAAAGACCGCTTCGTAGTAAAGGCAGATAGCATAGAGCATGGCAAGGAGGTGCTAGAGAAGGAGGGGCACTGGGGTGAGCATATCAAAAATGCGCTCAGGGAGAAGCTAGAGTACCTGCCCTACAAGTATCTGGGCCACGGATACCACTCTCCAACGCCCATGTCGTGGGTAGATGATATATTACGGCGTACAAGGGGCAAGGTAGCCATACAGATGTTTGCCGATAGGCTCATATCTAGTGACTTCAAGCTCAGAGAAGAAGACTTTCACGATATAGGTAAGGTTTTGGAGCCAAACGCAAAAGTTCCAGCAGCAAAAGCCAAACTTGTCTACAAGCAGCCCAAGGTCAAAGAAGAGGTCATCAAGAAGACCAGCGAGTACCTGCATGAGCGTGGGCTGGATATGGGCTTCGTGCTAGACGTATACAAGGATGCTATCACGGTAGCACAGAACACCGGCAACGCCAAGAACATGATAGACGCCGCAGACCGCATCAGAGAGGTCATAACGACCGAAGAGAAGAGCGGAGGCGTAGAGGCCAACTGGGAGCTCTTGCAAGCACCAGCGGCAGAGGAGCCAAAGTTCCTGCCGGAGCGGCTCGAAGTAGCCGAAGAGCCCGACGAGCACGCAGAAGATGGTGATAACTAATGGCTATGCCCCCCGTCGTAGGTAGTATCATATCCTTTGGCAGGGCCATACTGCCGGAGATGTTCACGGCAAAGACGCCTCCGATGCACTACGCTATCGAAGAGGCGCTCCTAGACCCGTTCAAGGAAAATATCAGCATCGTTGCCCCACGAGCCAGCGGAAAAAGCTCCGTTGCCGTAGAACTCAACGCGCTGCACCACCTGTTTTGCTATGACAGATACCTCTACGAGATGGGACACGTCGACACCGGGGACATCACACCCCGATACGTCGTCATCATCAGCAAAACACAGCGAGAAGCCAAGGCCCGACTCAACACAATCAAGCGAGTCCTCGGCCACGATGGATCTTATTCATCAAACTTTCGAAAAGTCTTTGGAAACTGGGGCGAGGATACCGCTTCTGTGTGGCAGGAAGACTTTATCCAGCTTAAAAACGGCTCTGCCGTCCGTGCTATCGGCATGCGCCAACCCGGAAGGGGAATGAAGGCTGGTACGCAGCGTCCAACATTGTCTATTGTGGATGACGGCGAGGACGAGGAAAACACCAGAACGCCCGAGGCGCTGGAAAAAAACCTTCGTTGGCTCGAGCAGGTGGTGGTTCCGGCCATGACAAGGACCGGATTTAGCAAGGTTGTCGTGATTGGGACGCCCATCAACACCGATTGTATGGTCGTAAAGCTGTTCGAGACGCCCGGATGGCACTCCATGTGGTTTAAGAACCAGCCAGACCAGAAGCGATCACTGTGGTGGAGCGAGGCTGAGAACGAGTGGCACTACTACAAGGACGTGTTGTGGCCAGATATTGAGCCAGCAAACAAGCTCCTGAGTCGAAAAGAGAAGCTAGAGGCCATGGGTCTCTTGTCATCCTTCTACAGGGAGTATTGCTGCGAGATCGTAGGGGACGAGGACCAGATCTTCCTGCCAGAGTACGAGATGTACTACGAAGGTGAGCTTCGCTTTGACGAGGCAGAACAGCCCTATATGCGCATAACAAAGCGATCATCACGCGGAAGCCAGACGCTAAGGGATCTAGACAAGCCACAGGAGTTTCCGGTATCCGTGATTATAGCCGTCGACCCCGCCGCGTCTCAGAACGTCAGGGCTGACAAGACCGCAATAGCGGCTATAGCTGTCGACAAGTTCGACAACATGTACGTGTTACCCTATGTGCACGAACGACTTATGCCTCACCAGATCATTGAGAAAATCGTCGGGCAGAACAAGATATACAAGCCAGCACGTCTGGTGGTCGAGACAAGTGCGGCTTTTGGCTTCGTAACGGACTACCTGTGGAAGGATCACCGCATCCGCGCCATGACTGATAAGCCAACACAGGCCAAGAAGGGCGAGGGCAGTCGACTCGAGGCGATGCAGCCGCTTATGAAGCAGGGTCGCGTCTGGATGATGAAGGACATGTCGGATCTAGCAGAGCAGTTCCGCATGTACCCTAGGGGCAAGGATGACCTTATTGACGCCCTAGAAAAAGCTATCCGATACCGCGTCAAGCCGCGACATAGTGAAATCGTTTACAACTATGTCGGATTTGACATAAATGCTGACCCGTACGACCGCAGAAGCGGGTATGACAAAAGTAAGCACGGCAGCTACAATGCTAGCAAAAACGGGTTTGATCCTATGCTAGCATAAGCCTTAGTTTACAGTATACAATCAGGGGCCTATGTCATTTCCAGATATTGAGACAATCACGTCCGTAGAGACGAAGAGACCTCACCCGCAATCTGTCTTTGCGGACCACAGCGATATTGTAGTCGGGGCCAGCGACCGGAGCGAGGCCGAGGTCAACCAGCAGCTATACGAGTATGGCCGCGAAATGGCTCAGGACTGGATGGACAGCATGGCTGTCGAAGGCGAAAGCCTGTATGCTGGCAACCACTGGACCGAAGAGCAGCGCAGCGCACTGCTAGCACGCGGCCAGATGCCAACCACGATCCAAGCCACGTTCCAGCTGACGGAACAGGCTGTGGACATGCTGACGGCAAACAACCCGGCCTTCCGGGCTACCCCTGTAGAGGATAGCGACGTTGCGCTGGCGGCTGCATGGTCCGATCTGTTCTCGCACATGTGGTATCAGTCCCAAGGACAGCTACACATGAAGCAGGTTGTACGGGACTCGTACGTACAAGGTCGCGGCGTTGCCCTTGTATATATCGACCCAAACAAGGATTCTGGACGTGGAGAGGTTGTTTGGCGTGCTTTGGAGCCCAAAAGCGTATTCCCTGACCCCGAGTGTACCCACCCGCTGTGGGACGATGCTGCTTGGGTAATCGTTCGTACGCCAATGACGTACTACCAGCTGCGCCAGATCGACCAAGAGGCGGCTGATAGACTCAAAGAAAAGAACACGGGGCGCATCCACGGGGACGAAGAGCAATGGGTTCGCACGCGAAGACCATCGCAAACGGGTGAAATAGGCCTTTCTGGCGACGCCCCGGACGCTTATGCACGCGACAAGTACGAGGTTCTAGAGCGTTACGAGAAAATCAAAGTGCCGTATGTACGGTTGTACAACCCGACCACCGGCACTGACAAAGTGTTTCCGCTCGAGGACATGGACGCAGAGCTGGCAATGCCAGCCGTTATTATCGAGCAGCCCGGACAAGCCGTTACGATCACTACCGATCTGACGGAGATTGCAGGTCTTATGCAGGTTTACGAGCAGATTGGTCCCGAGCATCACCAGATGCAGGATCCAGAGACGGGAGAGACCTATCAGATGCCCGGCCCACCCCACGAGGGCTCTGTACCGGGTTCGCACGTAATAATTACACCTACGTCTGTGGGTGTTCTCATTGATATGGAGCTGCTCCCCGCTCCTGTCAACTATTACGAAACCCGTATTCGTCTCGTCATGTCTTGTGGCGACGAGATGATTACGGACCCCGTGGTACTCCCGATCTCGAACTTCCCGGTTGTTCCGCTACCAGCGTCCCACAACCGCACCCCGTTCCCCATGTCAGACGTTATGCGCGTTCGTGACATGCAGGACGTCATCAACAAGAGCCTTTCGCTTATCCTAGCCCACGCCGCCAACAGCACCAACATGAAGGTGTTCTACCCGGACGGCTCGCTGATCGACGCAGACGACCTCGAGCAGCGCTGGGGAAAGGCTGGAACAGCGTTTATCCCCTACGACTCTGCATACGGAGGAGGTGGTGGAGCGCCGGGTGGTATTGTTATCGCATCGCCGCCTCCGCTGCCAAACGCCCTGTACGCCAACATGGACCGCGCATACCAGATCATGGAGCGCACCCTTGGCTTGTACTCGTTCCAAGAGGGGAACATTGCCGCTAGCCCC